CACCAGCTCGCAGAAATGACTTCCCAAACTTCCGGAGGTGTCTGGCCTGTTAGTTGTGAAGATCCGTCTGACGTGCCTTGATGATTGACCGGAAAAATGAATCCACATTCACATTCCCGAGCGTTCGCCGGCACATCCAGACGGCAGGCAGGACAGGGCTTGCCGCGTCCATTTAATGCAGCAGCTCTCGCAGCTTGCCCGCGTTTCTCTTCCGACGCGCGGCCGAAATTGCGGTCATCAATCGACCCATGCCGTTTGATATTCTCGCCAAAATCCAGAATCAGTGTGTTGACCTTCGACGGATGCAACCGCAACCCTCGACCGACCATCTGGCAGAACAGTCCAGGGCTCATCGTGGCTCTCATGATTGCGATGGCATCAACACACTTGGCGTTAAAGCCGGTTGTCAGGACATCGCAGTTCACAAGCCACCGCAGTGACTGCGTTTTGAAGTCGGCTAAGATCCCGGCCCGTTCAATTGCCAGCGTCTCGCCCGTCACCAGACCAACCCGCTCGCCTGTTTTCTCTTCCAAGATCCTGACCACGTCTTCCGCGTGCTTTACCCCAGAGGTAAAGACTAAGATCGACTTTCGGTCGTGACATTTGGTGATGGCTTCTTTGCAGGCCATCAACACATTGTCGACGATCATGAAAACCGCTTGCATGTCAGACTCAATGAACTCTCCGCCCCGCGTCTTGATGCCCTCTGTGTCAATCTCTGCGTCTGCTGGCCTGTTCGTTATGGGACAGAGAAAGCCCTGCTCAATCAGATCGCCCGTGAAGGCTTCGTAGACTGGAAACTGAAAGAGCTTTGATTTCCCGCACAGCGGACCTTCGCCGGTCCTGAACGGTGTCGCGGTGAGTCCCACCACGCGACACTTAGGATTCAGGGTTTTGCACTCGCTCAGAAACTGACCATACATCGACTCGTCGTCCTGACTCACCAAATGGGCTTCGTCGATCAGGATTAAATGTCGCTCGCCAATGCCAGCGGCTTTTTTGTAGATGCTCTGAATGCCAGCCATCAACACATCGTGCGATGTCTGTTTGCTTTTCAATCCAGCTGAATAGATCCCCACATCAACGCCCGGCATCAGCTCCCGGAGTTCCGCTGCGTTCTGTTCGATCAGTTCTTTGCGATGCTGGAGAACAATCACCCTGCCGTCGAACTTGCGGGCCTGTTCGATCAGCAGGGCAATCACCAGCGACTTGCCCGCACCCGTTGGCAAAATCACCAACGGGTTTTTGCCGGGTTCGTCGCAAAGATATTTCCAGACGGCTGCGTTAGCGCCGGACTGATAGTAACGAGGAGTCAGCATTACAGATATTCCAAAACAGTCTGACGGGCGACCTTCGCGAAGATCTCGAAGTGCTCTGCGATCTCTCCCGACCACCGAGGAACACCACAGTCTGACAACGCCCGACTGCCTGCGTTCTTCATGGCCTTTAACACCACTTCCAGCTTCTCCAGCTCCGGCGCAGCAGCCGCTTCCCTGCGTGTCTGTTCCACTTCCGCAGCCTTGCGTCTTTCTTCCTTTGCTTCCGCTTCTGCCTTCGCTCGCAGCTCAGCCTGTTGCTTCGCGATCTCTTCCTGCTGACGACGCATTTCAGCCCGGTCGGCTTCCATTGCCTTGCGTTCTTCAGCCTGCTTCACTTCAGCGGCTTCGCGTTCCGCTTTCAGCCGTGCCCGCTCTTCGACCATCACCGCTTCGTCCGCCAGTCGTTGGCGCTCGATCTCTTCGGCCCGCACGCGAAGTTCTTCGGCCTGGCGTCGGATCTCTTCTTGTCGCAGTGCTTCCAACCGATCGGCTTCAGCTTTCGCTTCGGCAGCAACGCGGGATTCCTTCGCAAAGAAGAATTCAAACTCATCATTCGCCATTAAGCCCAGCGCAGCCAGATCACTGACGACAATCCCCGCCCCGCTCAGTCGAGCAACTCGCTCGTTCAACGTCGCAGCCTTCGCGGCTTCCTTAGCCTGCTTTTCGCGGAGCTTTTCGGCGTCGTAGCTTTCACGTTCCGCCGACAGTCGTGATTCAACTGCCCCGATTTTTTCCGTCAGTGACTTCGCCGTCGCGTTGACAGTCCGCTGATAGCTCAACGCTCCTTCGTTCAGTTCCTTCCGTTTCTTATCCAAGTCGACTCGCAGCCGCCTGACGGCTTTGTGCGCTTCTTCAACTTTGCCGATTCCGTCGTCGGCAACAGTCAGATCCGCGTAGCTCAGCAGCATTTCAATCATCGGTTCAAATGACGCCAAGGCATCCACTGCCTGTTCCGTCATTGACTTTGTTGGTCGTTCCACAATGCTCATACAATCCCTCTCAAGGTTTCAAATTTGTCTAGCCATTCATGCGTCGCCGCGTGCCAGCAATCGCGATACATTCCATCCAATTGCCTTCGGGTGATTTCGCCCGCGCGGAATCCGTCCAATGCTTCTTTTTCAATCGCTCCATGCCTAATGTCAGCACAATGAACGTGCAGCAAATCAACGCCGGCAATGCCCAAAGCAAACCGCAAAGCTGCGTCTGCGTCGGCTTGTTTGTTCCTCGTCTCGTCTGCCTTCCATTCCCGAGTAATCTCACCACTCAGGATCTCATGAGCATCGTGGACCAACGCCCACAACTGCTCCGCTGGCGACCTCTCCGAGCACATCCACAAGACCTCAAGCGAGTGTCGGCAGACGGTGCTTTCCGGATGTTGGCCACCGAATCTATAAAGCCGGTGAAGGCAGTCAGCGACCCATTGCGGATCGCTGACGCACTTCGAGGCCCAATCGTCGATAGATTGGATGAAAGCCATTACCACGGCCTCTGTGCTGGGGCTGATTCGGTCGGTTCAAACGCCTGTTCGACCAGGGACTTTTCAGCGACTGGTGGTGCTGTGTTCAACCGGGCTTTGTACGACTTGATCTCGCTGCGTGGGTTTCCGTTTTGATCGGTGCCCATTTTGACGACAGCAAGAAAAGGAGTTTTCATTGAGCCGTCGATAACGTCTTTGATTGACGGGTCTGGATTGCGTGTCGTCAAAGCAATCATCGCCTTCAACTGCGAGCGTCCGATTCCTTCTGCTTTCGCTGACTTGTTCTTCACGTTGAAGCCATCGAACAAAGTTCGATTCATGAACTGCCCGCCGGCAATCTTATATTCCACATTCATTCGCTCGCCGGTCCCGTCCTTGGTCGGCTTCTTTTCCATCTTTACAACCACAACCGGATACTCTCCAGGCGGGACAGACTCGAACGTACTTGCCTCAACTTTGTCCAACTGGTAATCGCCAAAATCGCCCATAACTCACTTCTCCAAAGAAAAAACTAAACTACTCAAACACCACAAACACACGTTGATTTACTTAGGCCAAAACGACTGATACGCCGCCCACGAAAACTCAATTTCTTCCGGCATCGCCAAGCGGTTCTTTGCCCGGACTGCTGCTGATTCGCAGGTGCGGATATACCGTTCTGTTCCGCCGACCCCGATGGCTCGTTCTTTGTTGAATCCCTGATCCTCTTTGCGAACGAAGACGCGATAAGAGGCAAACAAAACTTCGTCGGCCCACTCCTGCCAAGCTGCTGAAGCAGCGTCATGCAACGCGGGTTGATAGCGGTCGAATGAATCCTGATCGGGGCTCTCAAATCGCTTCACTTGAGCATGAGCCAGCAACACAATTGCCATCTTTCGCTCGTTGCGAAGATGCTCCAATGCGAGCATTACGCGGTCCCAGAATCTCAAAGCCTGCTTATATCCGGCCCCATATCCAATGTCTGCAATCGAATCTTTGCCGGCCGCTTTGGCAACCTCGTGATGAATGAGCGATTCAAGCCAGTCCATCGAGTCAATGACAGCGGTAAAAAAATCATGCTTCTGAGTGCCGAGCCAAACGAGAGCTTCCATCACCTGCTCAAACGTGGTCAGGTGTTGCGTTCGCTGACAATCGATGTTGTTAAGCCCATCCTCCAGATTCAGGATGACTGCCCCGGGAGCCTGCGCAGCCCATGTGCTTTTTCCGATGCCATGCGTGCCGTACAACATGCACTTGCGAGGAGCTTTGACCTTGCCGCTGATAATCTTCATTTTTCTTCTTTCCGTTTTAAATGACACTCAAAACACAACACTCTCAAACCATCCGATTCGCAGAACAGCCGATCGGCGAACACGCTCAGATCGGCAAATGATTTCAATGAGCCACAGGGCTGGACGTGATCAACTTCGACCTCTTTGCGTGCAAACCATCCTTCGCATCGCTGGCATTGGAATTCCCATTTCAGTCGTTTGTTGTCGCTCTGGCTTTTGCGCTTCACAACATTCAGTGCGTGCCTCACTAACGGAGGCCAGCGACGCGACATCTGACGAAGACCAGAGCGAATGAACCCCCAGAATGCCGCT